CCAAGCAATATCTCCCCGATGACCACCTCAACGGTCCTAGCCGGTCCGCTTACGAGCCAAACTCAACCGGATGAGTAGTAAAGTGGAGCAGGTATTCCCGGGGCGTAAGGGGGCTACTGAGCCTCGATTACATAGCCCCTATCTCAAGGGCCCTAATCGTGGCGATGAGATCGCAGAGCTAGCCGAGTCAATCGGACTCCCGCTTTTACCATGGCAGGATTTCATAATCCGCGACATGACCTCGATATCTGAGGATGGGATGTTTAGGCGGCGTAGTAATTTGGTACTTACGTCTAGGCAACAGGGTAAAACTCACCTCGCGCGTATGATGATGCTCGGGCATATGTTTTTATTTGATAGCCCTAACGTGCTAATTATGAGCTCTAATAGATCGATGGCCTTAGACACCTTTAGACAAGTGGCCTACGCGATAGAGGGATCTAGCGAGCTTAGTAAACAGGTACGACAAATACGCTACGCCAATGGCACCGAGTCCATCGAGCTAAAAAACGGGCACCGGCTCGATGTAGTAGCGGCTACGCGTGACGGAAGTAGAGGCCGTAGCGCCTCGTTTTTATACATCGATGAAATCCGCGAGATCAGCGAGGAGGGTTTTCGAGCTGCAACTCCGACCACCCGTGCAAAAATCAATAGCCAATCTCTATACACGTCGAACGCGGGAGACGCGTTTAGTACCGTGCTTAATGATCTACGTGAGAGGGCTTTATCTTTCCCGCCTGAGACTTTCGGCTTTTACGAATATAGCGCGCCTCAATTCTGCAAGATAACAGACCGCGACGGATGGGAGTACTCAAACCCGGCCCTCGGCTACCTATTCGATGAGAGCGTTTTAGAGGAGGCCGTTAGCACTCAACCGGTAGAGACGACTAAAACCGAAATGTTATGTCAATGGATAAGCTCTACGGCGAGCCCTTGGCCGCATATGGCGGTAGAGGATGCCGGAGATACATCCCTAGAATTAGCACCCGGCCCGCTTACTATTTTTGCTTTTGACGTGGCACCGAGCCGTAGAGACGGGTCGCTTGTAATGGGCCAAGTCATGCCGGACGGTCGTATCGGCGTACAAGTGCTCGAGGTATTTCACTCGGACGTGTCCATCGATGAGCTTTATATGGCCGACCATATTGCCAAATGGTGCAAGGACTTTTATCCTCGGACCGTTTGTTATGACAAGTACACCACGGCCTCAATCGCCAAACGCCTCGAATTAAACGGCACTCACGTAACCGACATATCTGGCCAAAAGGGGTACCAAGCTAGCGGGGACTTATACGAAAGCCTTGCTAATAAGAGGCTCGTACATCCGGGGCAAGATTTACTCATTACTCATTTTGCTAATTGCGCGGCAAAAGAGTCCGATAGCTCGTGGCGTATCGTGAGGCGTAAATCGGCTGGGCCCGTAGATATTGCTATTGGCGTAAGTATGTGTGTCCATATCCTTAACCAACCAATCGGCGAGGCTAAAGTTTATATGTAGACACGCCGGCTAATACCTGATTTTGTCCTTGACATTTTGAGAAAATCTGCTTTATGGGATTACTACAAACGCTTGGATTAAAGGCAGCCGATAAACCGGCTATCGAGGCGCAATACGCACCCGCCGTAATGGATACTACTTACGGCTACGGATCATTTAATACTAATAGCGCGTACGGATATAACGGTATTGGTATCGATCGTAATTTTGCTTTACAAGTAGCTAGCGTTGCACGTTGCCGTAATTTAATTGCCGGTGTAATTGCATCTATTGATTTAGCACTATATAAAAAATCTACAGGCGAAAAATTAGGCTCTCCAATTTGGTTAGAGCAGCCGGATATTCGCCAACCTCGCAGCCTTACGATTAGTGCAACCGTAGACTCACTAATTTTTTATGGGGTAAGTTATTGGAGAGTAACCTCATTATATGCGGACGACGGTAGACCGTCCGGCTTTGAGTGGGTAGCTAATAACCGAGTTACATATACGACTAATCAATACGGCACCGAAGTACAAGATTATTTCGTAGATGGCAACCTTGTACCAATGGGCGGTATTGGATCTCTCGTTACTTTCCAATCTTTACTACCTGGTGTATTACAAAGTGCAAGCACGACTATTAGAGCTGCTTACGATGTACAAAAGGCAGCCGCGGTAAGTGCAGCTACACCAATGGCGACTACAGTATTAAAAAATAACGGCGCAGATTTACCGGAGTCGCAGATCCAAGGCATCCTCGCAGGATGGAAAGCCGCGCGACAAAATCGCTCGACCGCATATCTTACATCTACGTTATCCGTAGAAAATATTGGGTTTAGTCCTAAAGACATGATGTATAACGAGGCATCTCAGTATTTAAGTACAGAGATTGCGCGCGCTATGAACGTACCGGCGTATTACATCTCGGCAGACATGAATAACTCAATGACATACCAAAATATTATCGACGGTCGTAAAGAGTTTGTAGCTTATTCGCTGCAACCTTACATCTCAGCTATCGAGGATCGTCTCTCAATGAACGACATAACAAACGCATCTAACGAGGTACGTTTTGCCGTCGATGACTCTTTCCTACGAGTAGATGCTAAAGATCGTTTAGATATCATCGAGAAAATGTTAAACCTACAGTTAATCGACGTAAACCAAGCTCGACAAATGGAGCAACTAACACCGCTAGGAGATACAAGTGCTACTAACGTTTAGCCAAGAAATCCAAGCCGCCGATACAGAGCGGCGCATCGTATCCGGACTCGTTGCACCATATGGCGAGGTCGGTTATACATCCGCGGGCCCGGTAGTTTTCGAGCGCGGCTCTATTGTTATCCCGGATGCGGGAAAAATTAAATTACTATCGCAGCATCAACAGGATAAGCCCGTAGGTCGCGCTATTTCGTTTAGTGACTCAACAGAGGGCGTATACGGATCCTTTAAGTTATCTAGTAGCACTCGAGGACAAGATGCTCTAGTACTAGCGCAGGAAAACCTAGTATCCGGCTTATCCGTAGGGGTCGATGTAACGGCCTCTAAGCCTATGGGGGAATACCTGCTCGTTACGGCTGCGGTCCTCAAAGAGGTTAGCCTTGTAGAGACGGCGGCCTTTTCTAGCGCATCCGTGGATGAGATTATGGCGGCGCGAGCTGCTATCGAGGCCGCATCAAGCACTAGCGTAAAGAAAAAAGAAACTAATATTTCTACGACTATCGTAGAGATCGAAACAGAAACAGAAACAGAAATGGAGGAGGCCGTGACTACAGCCCCTGAAAATACACCGGAGGAAACCCCGGTAGATGCACCGGTCGAGGCTGAAAAGGTCGAGGCTGCTCGTAAGATTATCCGTCCATCCGTACTAGACTCTCAGCGAGTACGTACACCAATTACATCGATGGCAGCGTATACAGAGCACAAGATTAAAGCTGCTCTAGGCGATGACACATCAAAGCTATACGTAACCGCAGCGGACGATAGCTTTTCTACAAACCCTGCATTTTCACCTACACAGTATCTAACAGAGTTTGTATCTAATACTAACTTTGATACACCTATGATTAACGCCCTCAGCTCTGGCACCTTGCCTAACTCAGGTATGACTATTCAGATCCCATCACTCGTTACATCAGCGGGCGGCGGTAATGGTGTTGCACCGGTAGTAACAGTAGAGGCCGAGGCCGGAGCGGTACAAAATACCGGGATGGTAACGGAATATTTGAGCGGGACAGTTAAGAAATACGCGGGCATGAATACGCTCAGCGTAGAACTTTTAGAGCGCTCAGATCCAAATTTTTACGCGGAGCTAACTAATCAATTGCAGCGCGCTTACTCACTAGCTACAGATGCTGCGGTAATCGCAGACGTAGTAGCCGGTGGCGTACAGGGTACGGCCGTAGCTGCAACTAGCGCCGGTATCATCTCTTACGTATCTACAGAGTCAGCGAATATCTACAAGAATACGAGCTACTTTGCTAAGAATTACGTAGCTGGTCCGTCTCAATGGTCCCTACTAATGGGAGCTACAGACTCAACAGGTCGCCCTATTTACAATGCAAGCGCACCTATGAACTCAGGCGGCCTCTCAACACCTACATCTATCCGCGGCAACGTGCTCGGCCTAGATCTATATGTCGATCACCAAATGGTATCGACAACTATCGACGACTCAGCGTTTATCGTTGCGCCGGAGGCTATGACCGTTTACCGCAGCCCGCAGGCTTACATGAGCGTAAACGTGGTATCAAACCTACAGGTCCAAATTGCCATTTATGGTTTTATGGCAACTATCGTCAAGATGCCTAAGGGCCTCGTCCGATATAACTTAACCTGAGATAGACCCTAGTAGTCGGGAGGGCTCTTAGCCCTTTGAGCCCTCCCGGCCTTTAATTTTAAGAGGAGGACACCATGGCAGCTACATACGTAACCGAGGCCGAGCTACGCTCTAACCTAGGTATCGAAAACTTATACAGCTCTGCCGTGGTCGAGGAAGTCTGCCAAACCGCTCAAGATTTACTTAACCAATTTTTATGGTTTGCATCCGCTCCGGTAGTAGGTACAACTCTACAAAATAACGTAGCTACCGTAATGATCGCTAACCCTGCAATATTTACTACAGGGCAGAGCGTAACCTTGAGTGGATGCGGCTCAACCTTTAACGGCACGTACACCATTACGGGCACGATGCCTTGGAGCGCCGGGACTACTAACCTCATCCCGTCGATCGTTTGGAATAACTACGCGTGGAATTGGCCCGCAGGTTATAGCTTTATTCAATTTACTAAGGTCGCCGCTAACGTTAATTTTTCACGCGTATTACCTTACGGGTCAGCCGTGGGAGCAGACACAAAGACAAACGCCTACGCATCTACTCCGGCCGTACGTGAGGCCGCGATGATCTTAGCCGTAGATATTTGGCAAGCTCGACAAGTCTCACAAACCGGCGGCGTATCGATCGACGGCTTTAGTCCGAGCCCCTACAGGATGGGAAACGGCGTAATCGGCAAGATCCGAGGGCTCATATCCGGATATCAAAATCCTTTAAGTTTTATCGGGTAGCAAAATGACCGCGGCCATTACTACCTTACGCGCCTCACTAGCTGCGGCGTTATCTAATACAAACGTTTGGAATACGTACAGTTATCCGCCTCCAACTATTACGGCTAACTCAGTTATCGTATCTCCGGCAGATCCTTACATCACTCCAAGTAATAACGAGTATGTATCTATCTCGCCTTTAGCAAACTTTCGGATTATTTGTAATGTGCCTATGTACGATAATCAAGGCAACCTACAAGGGATCGAGTCGATGGTAGTGGCGGTCATTAATAAACTAGCCGCATCAAGTATCGTAATGAATATTGGCAGCGTTAGCGCTCCAAGTGTTTTAACCGTACAAAGCGGCGACCTTTTAACGGTAGACGTAAATATCTCAATACTAAGCAGCTGGGAGTAATTAAATGCCATATACAGAAGATGACCTAAAGTTTTTGCGAAAGATCGGGCAGATCGTAGACGAGCCCGCTCCGGTCAAAGTAGCAAAAGTAAAAACCGAAACAACAACAACAACAACCGAAAGCGAGGAATAGGCCATGGCCATATTCTTAAGTAATGGAGTGGTCGTAACCCTTAACTCGGTCGATCTCTCAGATCACGTAACAAGCGCAACTATTAACCGTGTTTTCGAGGAGCTGGAAATTACGGCCATGGGAGATAATTCGCGACGTTTTACAAAAGGTTTGGAAACCTCAACCGTAACGCTAGATTTTCTTAATGACACGGCTACCGCTGAGGTCCTACAGACTTTGCAGGCTGCATGGGGTACGACAGTACCGCTAACACTTAAGCAAACTAGCGCAGCTATTTCGGCGAGCAATCCTGAATATCAGACTACCGTGCTAGTTAATAATACTACCGATATTAACGGAGCCGTCGGGGACATCTCAACACAGAGCATTACCTTTACGTGCAACTCAGTAATCGTCGTAGACGTAACCGTATAACAAACTAGAAAAGGGGCAATCAAATGGCACGACTCAAAATAACAAGGGCTACCGGGGAAGTAACAGAGCACCAAATTACTCCACGTATCGAGTACGCCTTTGAGCTCTACGCAAAAAAAGGTTTTCATAAAGCCTTTAGAGATGACGAAAAGCAATCGGACGTATATTGGCTAGCTTGGGAGTGTTTGAGATCATCCGGAGAAAATGTAAAAGTTTTCGGCGGCGATTTTCTCGAGACACTTACTAAGGTAGAGGTACTAGACGACGAGCCTTTAAGCTAGGGCGGGACTCTCTAACCTACGTGATAGCGCAACTATCAATACGGTTAGGGATCCCGCCTCAAGCGGTTATCGATCTCGATACCGAGATGTTTAAGATGTTAGTAAAAGTATTAAACGAGCAAGCGGAGGAGTCTAAAAATGTCGGTAGAGTTAAAAGGCGTTAAAGAGACTCTACGCGCGATCCGTAAAATAGACCCCGAGCTATTAAAAGAAATGAATAAAGAAATTAAGGGCATTATGATCCCGATACGCGATAAGGCTCGAGGCTACGCACCGACGGCCGCGCCGGGTGGGCTTTATAACTGGGACGAGGGTACCTCGGGTAAAAAGATTACGGCCCGTAATTCTGCCTTTCGTACTTTTAATAGTGAGGGTAGTTTGCGCCGTTTTCCCTTTTATGATGCCGAGGCAGCTCGTAAAGGTATCTATTACTCAGCGGCTCCAAGTGAGCGAAATAAAAACGGATTTAGAGCTATGTTTTACATTGCTAATAAATCTGCCTCGGGTGCAATTTACGAAACCGCCGGCCGTACTAACCCGGGCGGATCTCCTAAAAGTAAATCTAATAACCCGGGAGCCGGTGCTAATTTTGTTAGTCGTATGGGCCCTCTTTATGGCGATGGTCGCGAAAACCGCGGCCGTATGATTTTTAGAGCTTGGGCCGAGGATCAAGGCAAGGTACAGGCCTCAGTAATTAGAGCTATAGAAAATACTATTAAGGCCTTTAATCAAGGCCGTTACGATAAGGCCGCGTAATGAGAAATCTACCTAGTCTCGTCGTAAGTGCCGTATCCACGTGGGACGGTAAGGCTTTATCTAAAGGTGAAAAACAGATCGGCGGTTTTAGCAAGGGCGTTAAAAGTTTAGGTAAGGCTTTAGGGGCAGCCTTTAGCGTTACCGCTATCGTCGCTTTTGGTAAAGCATCCGTAAAGGCTTTTGCCGAGGATGAAAAGGCAGCGGTCCGATTAACGCGTACGGTGAATAACCTAGGACTCGGTTTTGAGAATACCCGTATTACTAAGTTTATATCGGACCTAGAAAAAACCGCTAACGTATCCGATGACGTTTTGAGGCCCGCTTTTCAGAGCTTGCTTACCACGACGGGATCAGTAGAAAAGTCTCAACAGATGCTAGCCCTCGCGCTAGATGTAGCCGCAGGTAGTGGCGAGGATGTAACTACCGTAGCTAATGATCTTGCTAATGCTTACGTCGGTAATACTAAAGGCCTTACTAAATATCGTTTAGGACTTACAAAGGCAGAGCTCGCAGGTAAGGGCTTTAATGAAATCCAAGAGTTATTAAACGCTCAATTCTCCGGACAAAATGCCGCTCGCCTTGATACATACGAGGGCAAGATGGCGGCGCTATCGGTCAGTTTTGGCAATATGCAAGAGACGGTAGGTAAAGGTTTAGTAGATGCTTTTGCTATTCTCGCCGGAGATGGCGGTATTGAGGGCGCTACTACCGCGATGGAAAAGTTTGGCGAAAAGGCGGCGGATGTTTTAGTAGGTACGGCTAGCTACGTAGATAAATTATTAGAGAAATTAAACAGCCTTGGCGGTAAAGGTGGCGGGTTTGATTGGGTATCACTTATACCTATTCTTGGCGGTTATCTAGGCAGCGGCGGCGTATTAGATGCCTTAGAGGCTGAGGGCCGCAAGGTAAGCGGAAAAGACAAACAATACGGCGGGGCTTACGCGGATAAATACAATGCAGAAAAAGAGGCAGCTGCGGCTAAGGCTAGAGCTAAAGCCGAGGCCGAGGCAGCTAAGCGCCAAAAAGAATTACTAGCGGCGCAAAAGAAATCGGCGCTTGCAGAAAAAAATAAACTTTCGTTATCAAAGGCTGCGGCGGTATTTGATACTCAGCGCATCTCACTAGCCGCAGCTCTACGGGCTACCTACGATAAAGAGACGATCCTACGCCTTGAGGCTTTACAGGCTATCGAGGAGGATAACGGCGAGTTAGCCCTTAAGAAAATAGGCGAGCTCGCAGCGTTTCAGAAAAATGCAGACCTCGCCAAACTAGCCGGCATTACTCAGATCAGCGAGGCAACTCTTTCGGCTATTAACACACAGTTACTAAACGAGCTTGGCGCAATTAATAAATCTAAAATGGCTGAGAGCGATAAAGAGGTAGCTCGACAGATCGCGTTTGGTAAATATAATGAGGCTATTACTAAGGCGGGCGAGTTAGCCGCTAAGGAAAGTTATAGCGAGCGCGTACAGATCCAATTAACTGAGATCGCTCGTTTGGCCTCTTTGAGTAAAACCTCTAACGCAGCTTTAACACTTAATAAACTCCGTGAGTCCGAGGAGTTAAATATGATCGACCGCGTGGCAACGGCACAAAGGCGAGCCGATGAGGCAAGACTCAAAGCACTACAAGAATATATCAACCTTTTAGGTATGGTAGGCGGTGGTTTAACGCCTGGGGGTGGAGGACCAAACACTCCAAAAAACCCAAAACTAGATTTATTAAAAGATATTAGAGATGATTATATAGAGCCTATCGATACTAAAGGGGGCTCTATTGATGCTATTCTCGAATATGCTAACGCGGCAAAAGAGCGAGCCGATGCTTTTACTATTCTTTTAGACGATCAAAATAGAGCCGATGAGTTAGCGCTCAATGAATATATTAAATCTTTAGGACTTAATCCAACTTTAACCGTAGATACTTTAGGGTCCATGCCGACTCCGAGCGCCGGAGAAATACAATCGGGAAACCGTTATGCAGCTCAAGCGGCTAATTATTACGAAATTACAATTAATGCCGGATACGGTACAGATCCCGAGGCGTTAGCTCGAGTTTTTGAGGATACCCTCAACCAATCAAGCTATCGAGGTACCTCGGTTAATCGAGGCTCAGGGGTATATACAGGGTGAGTAATTGGCTCCCCGAGTGGCGGATAACCGTGGGCACTACGGTCTATACAAACGTCCTAAGCGTAACAATGGCAACGGGCCGCGATGATATCGATTTACAATGCAACGCGGGCTACGCTCGTATGGAGATTATTAACGTAAATAATACGGCTTTTGATATTGACGTAACCGATGCTCTAACTCTCGAGCTTAAGAATAGCTCGGGTACATATGTGCCGGTGTTTGGCGGTACCGTCTCCGATTTTGGTATTTCGGTCCGCTCTCCCGAGGAGATCGGCTTTATAACAATCGGTAATATATTGGCCGTCGGATCCTTGGCTAAATTGACTAAAGCTCTTTTCCCGGATGCGCTACCTAAAACTGAGGATGGCACTCAGATAGCGGACATACTTAATGAGCTACTTATTAACTCATGGTTTGAGGTAGCGCCGGCTTTACAATGGGCAGACTATGACCCTACGACTACGTGGGCTAACGCTGAAAACGTAGGACTCGGCGAGATCGATCAGCCGGGACTATACGAGATGATTAGCCGAGCGGCCGATCCTTTTAGTAGCTATAACTTATGTGCTCAAATTGCGCAGAGTGCTCTCGGTAATATCTACGAGGACAAAGCCGGACGGGTTTGTTATGCGGACGGCGACCACCGGACACAGTATTTATCGGCTAACGGCTATACGACTATTTCGGCTAATTACGCTACTCCATCAAGCGTTAAATCTATCCTCCAAATTGGCAAGATCCGTAACTCGCTTGTATTTAATTACGGTAATAACTACGCCTCACAGGCTACGGCTTTAGACGCGGACTCGATCGCTAATTACGGCCGCTATCAGCGCAGCGTAAACACTAACCTCCATAACCTTAGCGACGTAAACGATGTTATGGATCGCGAGTTAGGCCTACGAGCTATCCCTCGGGAGCAGCTACAGGCCATTACCTTTAGATTAGATAACTCAGAGCTACCGGATGCAGAGCGTAATAAGCTCATAAACGTATTTTTTGGTGAGCCTATTGTTATTAACGATTTACCGATCAATATGTTTAACGGATCATTTAACGGCTTTTGTGAGGGTTTCGCTATTCGGGCCACGCCTCAATACGTGGACATAACGCTTACGCTAAGCCCTACAGATTTCTCATTAGTGGCGCCACAATGGGACACGGTTAGCCCGGCTAACCTAGTTTGGACGGGTGTAAACGCTACACTCATCTGGGAAAATGCTTTTGGAGGTTTGACATAATGGCAACAGTAACGCCTAATTTTAATTGGCCGGTACCTACATCGACCGACCTCGTGAAAGATGGAGCGACGGCTATTGAGGCCTTAGGCGACTCCATCGATGCGAGTTTGGTAGATCTTAAGGGCGGCACTACGGGACAGGTATTAAGCAAAAACTCTAATACCGACATGGACTTTGTTTGGGTAACAGATGCGGCCGGTGACATTACGGGAGTAACCGCGGGTACAGGTATCTCAGGCGGTGGCACGTCGGGCACCGTAACAGTTACTAACTCAATGGCAACGACAATTACAACAAAAGGCGACCTCGTACCCGGCACCGGATCCGGTACTTTCGCTCGTTTAGCAGCTGGGAATAACGGAGAATATTTAGTAGTCGATCCAAATACGGCTACAGGATTACGTTATCAAGGACATATTGAGGCAGGTAAAAATGCTTTAATTAATGGTGGGATGGACTTTTGGCAAAGATCGACCTCATCTACAACTAATTTAACTTATACCGCCGATCGATGGTTTCAGTATACGTCCGCAGGTACTACGACATTTTCACGGGAAAGCTCGATCGTACCTACAGGATCTCAGTACTCAATGAAAATAGCGCAAGCTACGGCTAATGCGACTATTACGGTAAATCAAGCTATCGAGACATTAAACGCCGTGCCATATGCAGGACAGACGGTAAATATTTCCGTTATGTGTTATGCGAGTGCATCTACAGGTATGCAACTACAACTAGGTTACTCAACCTCTACAGATGTCGCGCCTTTAGGATCATGGACAAATATTGCAGCTACAACAGGCGGAGCGGCTACCGTTACAAATGCTTGGCAGAAAATGACAGGTACTTTTGTAATTCCATCTACGGCGAAAAGCCTTTATGTATCGGTATTTATTCCTACTTTAACCGCTGCAACTAACGCATATATTAGTCAAGTAATGTTAGAGATTGGATCGGTACCGACAAGTTTTAGCCGTGCGGGTGGAAATATTGCCGGCGAGCTCGCAGCGTGTCAGCGTTATTATTACCGAGCAGCCGATACCTCATCTAGTTTCGGTACGGTCGGTTTTGGTATGGCAAGTAGCACTACGGCCTCTGCAATATGGACACAATTCCCCGTAACAATGCGAGTTAAACCGACATCGGTAGATTACTCCAATTTAATTTTATCCGATTCGGTCGGTACGGTTACGGTGACGGCTTTAACTATCGACTCAAACGTTACGTCGATAAGTACAGGCGCGACATCCGTAAGCGGTACGGGACAAACACAATATCGACCAATGTATTTACGTCAAAACTCATCATCAGCCGGCTATATCGCCTTTAACGCGGAGCTATAAAATGGAAAATATAATCTATGTAACAGACGAGCAAGGTGCCGAGCACGTAATTATAGATCGTGGTAATAATGAGTTTACATCTATGCCTAAAGCAATTTACGACGAGCAGCTAGCGGCGCAGAGTGCTAACGAGCTATAACGGTTATCCGGCATCAAAAGATCCGGACGAAATAAAAATAAAGTCCTACCCGGTAAAGGGTACGGATCGTAAGCTAAAGTGCGCTAGTAGCGTGGGCCCGTTACTAGCCGCTTTTGCTGCCGAATTTCACGAATTAATCGAGCCGATCGACGAGGGTACGTTTGACGATTGGGGCTACGCTTTTAGGATGGTACGCGGATCTACTGATCGCCTATCGTGTCACTCATCCGGTACCGCTATTGATCTCAATGCTACAAAGCATCCACTCGGTAAGGCCGGCACTTTCCCGGCTGAAAAAATTCCCATGCTTAGAGCTCTAGCTAAAAAATACGGCCTCAAGTGGGGCGGCGACTTTAAGAGCAGACCCGACGATATGCACTTTGAGGTAGAGGTATCAGCGGCAAAGGCTAAAGCGTTAATCGCTAGTTTAGGTTTATAGTTAGATAAATCCTTAAGGGCACTAAGGAGCTACACAATGAAAGAGCAAGCAATAGCGGCGGCAAAATCATACGGTCGAGCATCCCTCGCATCCGTAGCGGCTTTGTATATGTCGGGCATTACAGACTACAAAGTATTGGCTAACGCGTTTATCGCCGGGCTAATCGGGCCACTACTTAAGGCGCTGCAACCTAGCGAAAAGCAGCTAGGCGTAGGATCTAAGTAATGGAAAGAGCTCAGCTCGTAGTCGGTATAGCTTTGGGGAGCTTTACCATTTTGGGGCTAGGAGCTGGGCTCGTCCGTCACTTAGTTAAGTATTATTTAGCCGAGTTAAAGCCGGACGGCAACGGTGGCCATAACCTAGCCGGGCGCGTTGAGCGTATCGAGCAGCGCGTAGACCGTATCTACGAAATCTTGCTAGAGGATCGACTAGCCAAGTAGCGACACGCCAAAAGGCTATACGCTTTTAATTCTGACTTTTTGCCCTCATACTGATACTACAAACGCTGAGAGGGCTACTCGGTTAGTAGCTTAATCGGCCTTAACAAAGGGCTAAGTAATGAATAGTTTAGATATATTGATCGGTTTGGCAGCCTGCGGTATGGGCTTTATGTTTATGGTAATTGGTTACTCAATCGGCTTTAAGCATGGACACGGTGAGGGTTTTGTACGTGGCCGTGCTATTGCTAAAGCTCTTAGAGATAGCGAGTTAATCTAATGGGGTTTTTAGATAACTACGAGGACGTAAACGCCCGTATTAAGCGCTTTAGATTAGAGTTTCCATCCGGGCGATTAGTAGCCTACATCGAGGACCTCGATATTATTAAAGGCACGATCCTCGTTAAAGCTGAGGCGTACCGGGAGTATGAGGATCATCTACCAAGCGCCGTCGATTACGCTTTTGGTAACGTTTCGACTTATCCAAACAATATGAAAAAATGGTTTATCGAGGACACAATTACAAGCGCTTACGGTCGGTGTATCGGACTATTAACTCCGAGCCTTGAGCATAACTCACGGCCTACCGCGCAGGATATGGAAAAGGTAGAGACTTTACCGGCAGACTCGGACCCGTGGAGCACTAAGGCCTCGATCGAGGATATGGCCACAATGGCGAGCAGCATCTTAGAGATTGGTAAAAGCCTCGGCGGTGAGTTAGTAGCTGAGGCCCCTCGCTGCGCTCACGGTACGATGGTTTGGGCTGAGGGTACGGCTAAGGCAACGGGTAAACCGTGGGCCGCTTATAAGTGCACCGAGCGAGTTAGAGCTAATCAATGTAACCCGTATTGGCACGTACTCGGGTCCGATGGAAAATGGAAACCGCAAGTATGAGCGAGATAACCTTTATTAAAGACGGCCTTGCTACGACTATCCACGATAACGGCGATATGACCGTAGTAGCGGCTAAACAATGCGACGAGTGTTACGAGTGGCGTACAGAGCTCGGCGGCTTTAACGTACGCGATGTATCCGGTGAGGTCGTGTTATGGCTATGTGCACAATGTCGCGCATAGCTAAAGTCGTACTCGATAGGTCGCAGGAAATTACCGCTCATCGAGTAGGGCTAGAGCGCACGATTACGCGTAATGCTGAGGTACAGGATGCTAGTAATTTCGGCCAAGTGTATAAAAACTGGCACGAGCTAGTATGGCAAGAGTCCGAGGCTGCAGCTGCAGAGATCGCCGTAGCTAACTATTTCGGTGATTACGGGTTTATACCATCAATCGATAATGCTCACGATACGGCAGATGTAGGCGAAAACATCGAGGTTAAATGGACCAAACACACTAACGGGCATTTAATACTACAAAATCGTGGACCGGGTAGGCCTACAGATGTAGCTATATTAGTTACAGGTTTTAGCCCGGTTTATCACTTACTCGGATGGATGCCGGTACATATGGCCAAGCAGCCTAGATATAAGCACCCTCATCAAAATAACTATTGGGTACCACGATCGAGCTTATTCGAGATGCAATATCTAAAGAGGTCCAATTATGGCGACGTATAAAACTAAGTGCCGATTATGCGGCAAGATGACCGATCATATTGAGCGAGTAGTAACCGATAACCTGCCACCGTACGTTAAATCTTTACAATGCGTTAAATGCGGTGTTATGGGCATAGTACTAATGGAGGATCTAAAAGATGCCGACGTATGAGTATGAGTGTATTAGCTGCAATATCAGGTATGAGACAGTAGAAAAGATAGCCGAGCACGTTACGCCCTATTGTTGCAACCTTGCCATGAGGCAGATATACCACGCTCCCGGTATCAGCTTTAAGGGTACGGGATGGGGTAAAGATGCCTAGAGTATTAGATCTATTTTGCGGTGCAGGTGGGGCCTCGATGGGCTACGCCAAGGCGGGCTATGATGTCGTAGGTATGGATATTAAACACGGTAAGCGTTACCCGTTTGAGTACATACGCCGCGATGTAATGACACTTAGGCCCGAGGATCTTGAGGGTTTCGATTTGATACACGCCTCGCCACCATGCCAAACGTACTCAGTAACTAAGCATCTACGCGTAGCGCAGGGCAAAAGTACAAGTAAGCAAGATTTACTAGCTCAAGTGCGCTCGCTCTTAGTAGTAAGTGAGATCCCGTACGTGATAGAAAACGTAAAGGGAGCACCGCTTATCGATCCCGTACAGTTATGCGGATCTGCATTTGGGCTCAAGGTACGTAGACATAGGCTCTTTGAGTCGTCGATGGAGTTACGCGGTACAGATTGCCACCATAAAGAGCAAGGTAAGCCCGTAGGTATTTACGGCTCAATGCGTGACGAAATACCGGGCGGTGGACACACAGCTAAGACAATGCCCGAGGCGCACGAGGCGATGGGCATAAATTGGATGATATGGGGCGAGTTAGTCGAAGCTATTCCACCGGCTTACACTCATTACATAGGCCAACAGATTATGAGTACATATGCTAAATAGTTATCCACATAAGTTATCCACACGTGTTAATAGGGTGTGGGACACGCCCAAACGTACGCTCAACTATTGCCGATATTTGACAAAGGGTTTACGCTCCATACTCGCAGGCGAGCCGCTGAGGCGGATAGCTCGCAGGCGTAGTTTGGTGCTATTGGCCGGGCTATTGCTATTTACCAATATGCCTAATGCGATAGCGGTAAGTACAAACAGAGATAAAGAAAACTACAAACTCTACGCTCATATAAAGCTACTTAATGCTAAGCAATATAGGTGCTTAGAGATCCTATGGAATAAGGAAAGTAGATGGGATCCTCGAGCTGATAACCCTAAGAGCTCTGCGTATGGGATACCTCAGTTACTTAAGATGAAAGAGTTAGATCCCTTTAAGCAGATAGATCTAGGACTTAAGTACATAAGTGCAAGACACTCCACACCATGCAAGGCACTCGAGTACCACAAACTAAAGGGGCATTACTAGATGGTTAAAGGCAGACAAGACCCGAGAGTAAGTAGAGATTGGAAACGCGTACGTTTAGCCGTATTAGCTAGAGATGGATACGTTTGTGCCTATTGTGGACAAGATGCTAATACGGTGGATCACGTGGTCAGTATCAAAGCCGGAGGGGATCCGCTTAGTTTAGAGAATTGTGTCTCAGCGTGTCGTCGATGCAATAGCGCTAAAGGATCACGCTCACAAAGCGTTTTTTTAGCACGCAATTCTACCCCCCCTGCC